GTCATTCCACTCCATTATCTGGTCTAGTTTGATTCGTATTGCGTCAGGATCCAGACCTAAATCCTGAAGTTCTTTAGTTCCCATTTTTCTAAAAAAATCTTCATAATCTCTATTCTTTAAATCTCTTTTACCTAGTTTACCAAAAAAGTCTTTATAAACTTTTTGCTTATCTCGGTAGTCTTTCGCTCTAGCTTTTGCGTTAGTAGCTTCTTTTTGCCAATCTTTTTGCCTTTTGGCACTCTTCTCTTCTTCGTCTTTAATTTTCTTTTTCTCTGCTCTGGCATTTTTCCAAGTCCTTAATGATATGTTAGCCGCTATCAATAGTAATACTGCCAATGGGTCAAATACAAATATTAAAACCATAATAACACCTCTTACAGCGTGGTCAAAATAATCTTTTGCTTCGTCACCATATATTAATTCTGCAATATATTTTATAGGTCCTACTTCGGCCTCTATCTTATCTTGTTCTAATTTTAATTCAGATTTTTTTAGTGTTAATTCACTAATCTTATCACTAGCATTATTAATTGATAAGTTTAATTCGTCTCTTTCTTCTTTTTGTTTCTTACGTTCTTTTAGACCTCTTGATACATATTCTTTATCTATATAAACGTCAAGCGCCTTGTCTAATCTATCTAATGTACTTTGTGACCTTACAATAACCTTTTGTTCTTGTTCAATCTGTTTATCTATAAGTTCTATTTTTATATTATTACTTGACGTTGGTTTTACCTGGTCAAGGTGCGCTTTAGATAAAAAACCAAAAATACCCATAGATGTTATAAAAATTAATACAATAACTGCAAAAGTTAAATACATTTTTATGGAGAAAGGCACAAAACTATTACGCCAATTATTATATAACCAACTGGCAGCGACCAGTTTACCAACTTCTAGGGCACTTCCCATAGCAATGATTGGTACAACTGCACCTGCAAATAGTGTCGCTAAACCTACAATAGAATAACCAGCGGCTATAATAGATATAGATATCGCACTAAAAAATGTTAATATTATTCCGAACATAGTATTATTTATTAGTCTTTAGATGATTGTACTTTTTCAATTTTACTCATCATATTAATAACTCTTTCAGCATAATCTTCCGTTGTAGAAAATGCCGTTAAAGTTTTTATAAGTTTTTTTGAATCTAACTTTTGGTTTTTTGCCCACATTTTGGCTCTCATTTTTCTGAAGTCTTCATATGCTGGGTGTTCATTTAATAATCTAATATATTCTTTTACTGAATCACATTTAGTTTCAAATACTCTAACACCCCAACCTTGCCATTTTTCTATACCTTTCGGTAATAAATGTGGCGCCGTTGATTTAAATACTCTGATACCAAATAAGTTATTTGCCTCTTTAGCAAATCTTGACTTACCCCAACCTGACTCTAATACTGCCTGACCTACTAACATTTCAATAGGCACTCTCTTATCAACAGGTGTTGTAAAGTTTAAATAATCAACACAATAACCAAGTTCTTTTATAAACTCTGTATTGGTATTATACCTCATTTGTTTTGACACTAGACCTAAATTTTGTGCCCATAAAGTATGCTCTTGTCTTAATTCTTCGTTTGCCCATTTTTTAGCAATAGGGTTAGGGTAAAATGTACCTGCACCATACACAATTGCTAATACTAAAATAGACCATAATGCTCTTTTAGTCCACATCCAAAGTTTTGAATAAGGAAATTCTGATATTTCTTTTTTTATTTTCTTTACCATATTACCTCTTTATTGCGTAATATTCATAACCTAATATAGAGTGTGCTTCTTGTTCTCCATATTCTGACCAAGTACCAACTTCTATTGGTTTCATACGTTTTTGTACAAACATAACATTTGGATTTTTGGCCATAATCTTTGCCATTTTTTTAAATATTTTTTCTGATTGTTTTTCGGTAAAATTTGCCGCTACATCTGTAGCCCAATTACCAGTATAATAGCATAGTTTTTTATCTTTACTATCTTCAAACCTCTCTAGTTTGATAGGCACATTATTGATAACGTGCTTTAGATGATGGTCTAGTTCTTTTGTCTTTCTCATTATATAGTTTTCCTCTCATTAGATTTATAAACCTAGACCAAGGGTCTTGGCCTTCTTTTCAAACGACCAGAATAACTTGTTATGGTTTCCTGTATCGCCCAAATTCTGCATTTGATATAAATGTACCATTTCGTGGCACAATGTATCAAGAAAGTATTGAAAGCTTGGATACTTTGGTAACATTTCAAGATGATATCTTCTAGTACCTTTTCTCTTCCACTCCAATATATTGACCTGACCGACACATTTTTGTCTAGCCAAGTTTTTAATTTCAACTTCGTTAAATGGTGATAATTTGCCACCAAACATTCCTTCATTGATGACTTTAAAATATTTTTTGATTGCTTTGTAGGTAGTTTTATATTGTCTCTCGCCAGAAGCATTTACACCTCTCTTGATGAGTTTTTTGACTTTGAGTTTTTTACTTGTAAGTTTTGGCATTTTTTATTCTTTACATTCATAGGAGCCACCTTCAAGTAATTTACATTTATATACCTTATCAGATTCTTGTCTCAATTTTGAAGCAATATCTTCAAGAACATATGGTAAATGTTTTTGTATAACAAACGTCATTTCTGTAGCAAAGTTATATACCAACTTTTGCATTTCAGCTTCTAAAACTGAAGTGTCAACAGAACCGCCATTCACTTTTGTTTGTATGATATGACCTATAACTGCTGTGTTATACTCATTTGCGTCTGCTCTTGTAGCGTTAAATATGGCATAAGACCATATATAAACAACAAAGAACATAAAAATCAACTTTTTCATAATGTATTTCTCCTATATCAATATTTATAGGTTAAGTATATACTACCGGGTGCGTTATGGCAACCATTTTTTTTATCAAAAAAGCGTGAAAAATAAGGGTTTTTTGTGAATTTTGTTCTATTTTTGTTCTGGTTTTACAAAATTATCGTTCCAACCAAACGCTTCTTTGACTACTGATTCACTCAATCCTTTGTATACCTTATTCAATTTCTTATCTTTCATATCAAGTAATACCTGTGCCTCTTCTTTTGATAGGCCTTCAAGTATTTGAATATACATTGTTTCTTTTTGAGTTTTGGTAATTGTGCTATCAGCGCCTTCAACAAAATGCCATAGTCTTTGAGCTTCATTTCTCAATAGAGTATGTTCAGTTCCTACTGGTGCTTCGTTAGCCATATAAGGCGGTGTACCACTAGGTAGTGCCCATTTAATTTTAGGGTCAAATCCACCTTTTAAAACCATTCTTAAAGATGGCGAGTCATATTGTTGTAATACTGCTATCTTTTTTGTTTTGTCTTTTGCGTTATTTACTTTAGTTAGAATTTCTGAAATTAGCAATTCACCTGTACCTACATTACCAGTATCCATATTTGCTTTAGGCATAATACCTAATCTTTGTTGGTGTTGCGATTCCATAATTTGTTTATCATTGTCTGCCATATTGTTCTCCAATTCGTATTCCTATTTATACTTATTTAAATACTTCTTTTTGTACCATTTGTAAAACGCCTTATCCGTAAAGATTTCTGCGATTTCAGAAGCAGGTACTTGGTCACTTCTAATACAATCTGCCAATGATTGATACTCATAAGTATCTACTTTTCTAGTCATTGGTTTTGTTTTTACTGATTCTGCTATTGTCATAACTAACCTGTCATTTTTTTCCAAGTTGTGTGTAGAAAATAAAACCATATACCATTTATTGACGGTTCTATTAATGCAACTGCGCCTGCTTCCCATAAACTAGCGCCTGTCATTACAGATACCACGGTCATTGCTATTACAATATGACCTAAAGTATATATAACGGCCAAGGTAGCAGATGACCCTTTAATTAAGGTCTTTAATGCATTGTATATTCCTTGGTCAAATTCACTCATTTATAACTCGCATATACCACAAAGACTAAACACATCACAAAACAAATTGCAAGTGTATGATTACCTAGATTCCATAAACTAGTACCAACGGTACCTGGATTTTTTGGGTCAATCATTGCTTCTTTTGTTGTCAACTTCTTCTTTTCTAATTTTGGACCTTGTATGATATCATTACCATATTGGTCTTCGGTCTCAAATAATTGTGGTTGTTCACTCACAAATCACTTCCTGTTGGTAAATCTGTTCTAAAACACCATAACTCAAATATATCTATTGCAAATATATAACCTAGGTAAAAAGAACCTAGTAATAGGCCTGCAAAAATTAATCCTAATACAAATAATTCTTTTAAATAAAAACGTAATAGGTATTTCATTATAATTTTCTTACTATATGTTTTCTTAATTCTTTTACAAAAAACTCTATCTTATCTATACTAGCAATTAAGTTAGGGTCTGTAATATATTTTTCTTGATTCTTTAATTTATCATATTCTCTTAATGAAATTTGCACCATTGGTGATAGGTCTCTTTTGCCTTCATTTTCCATTGTGGCGTCTAAGCCTCTTTGTTTCTCATCACTATCTGTCATAAAAACCTTTTTTTAACCGTTTATGAAAACGGAGGACCTAGGGGCCCTCCGTCTCCTGTCGTTTTAATTACGCCGAATAAGCAACTTGCTTACCGAACACAGCGTTGATACCAGCAGCTATAATAGCTTTTGATGGTGTTCCAACTCTGTAAGAAACGCCTTTTGAAGACCTATTTTCATAAATCATCATTCCTTCGTTTCTTAATTTACCAACCATTGCAGCTGGTGATTTAAGGTCGTAAGTGTTTCTTAGCGTTTTCCAAGATACATCTGAACCTTTTGCAAAATGATTTCTCACTTTTGCCGTTTTTGAAAGTTTAGCTCTTGCCATAACTTCATCTCCTTTTTTGTTGTTAAAAAAATTAAACATTGTTTAATGTCCTTTCTTTGAGTTTAATGTACTCCTACAATTGCCTGGCAAAGCGTAGTTTACTAGTTTATCAGGCGAATTCATTTTTTGTCCGGGTCAAAGTCAGGTGTAAAGTGTATATCAGCCATATCTGCTAAATCTCTAACTTCGTCCTCTATATCTGGCGA